GATCGAGAGCCCCGTCTTGCCGCGGATCTGGTTGTTGGGTGTCACCCTGGCGCCCGCCGGCAGCGTCACCAACTCCGGCCCATGCTCACCCACCAGGGACGTGCCCCCGGCGGACACGCCGCCCCAGGCGAACGGCCCCATGCCAGCCCCGGCGCTGCCAGGCACCGGCGTGCCACCACCGAAGAGCGAGCCGAAGTTGAAGTTCTTGAAGAGCGTCTCCCACAAGCCCCCGGCGTTACCGGCACCCGTGAAGGCTCCTTTCAAGGTCATGAGCGAGGCACGGGTGATGAAGGCGAGGAGGTCCTTCTCCAGGGCCTTCAGCACGTCACGCCCCTTGGCCCCGTTGACGATCAGGTCCTCTACCGCCCGGCCGGCGATGTCGAACACCTCGCCCTTCAGCGCCTGCACCGCGCGAGCCTCCTCGGCCATCTTACGCGCGATGTCCGCTTGGCCCAGCAGCGCCGCTCGCTCCCGCAGCGCCGCCGCCTGATCCCTGGTCACCTTCGCCAGCTCCGAGCCCAGGCTCAGCGCCTCGATGATCGAGGCCGTGCTGTCCTTCTCCGCAGCGGTCGCCAGGATCTTCGCCTGCTGGTACTTGAGCAGCGCGTCCTCACCATCCCGCAGCCCAATGATCTGCTCTTTGATCGACTCGTTCGAAGCCCGGATCGACTCCAGCTCCGACTTGGCACTTTCGACGTTGCGATGCTGCTCATCCGCCAACCGCTGGATCGCCCGGGCGTGGTCCTCGGCCGCCTTCTTCGCCTCCTCCTTCGCCTTCTTGTCCTCGCGCGTGAACTTCAGCTGCTCCGCGATGTCGATGATGTACGCCTGGGTCGCCGCGTCCAGGTTCTTGACACCGCTGGCGAGGAGGTTGTAGATAGCCACGCGCGCCGTGTCGACCTCGTCCAGCTCGAGCGAACTCTGCAGCTGCCGCTCCATCGACTTGATCAGCTGGTCGACCGCGTCCTTCTCCGCCTTAGCTCCTGCCGCCCCGTCCTTCTCCGCTCCGCTGAACTTGACCTGGTTACCCTTAGGTATAAAGCCGCGGTCCTCCTTCGCCCGCTGGCCCGCGAGCTTATCTGCGTCAAGGAACGCCTTAGCCAGCACCTGCGACGGCAGCGGGGCAGCCAGGATGCTCTCGATCCGCTGCTTGGCATCCTTCGCGATCGTCACCGCCTGCGCCACCTGCCCCTTCAACAGCGACGCGCCGATGGCGAACTGCGCTCCCTGCGCCTCGCCCACCGCCTGAAACACCCGCGCAACCCCAGCCCCCGCATCGGCGACCCGGGAGATGGCGAGGGCCGCGTCACGTGCCCAGTTCTCAATGGTCTTCCCGTTGCGCAGCTTCTCCGCCTCGGCGTCGATCTTGATGAGCGAGTTGATGAAATCCTTGACCACTCCGATCACGACGTTGATCGCCGGCAAGAACTGAGTCGCCAGTGCCTGGGCGTTGAGCTGCAGCTCCGCCGTCACACGCGCCTGGGCGTCCGCGTAGGCATCAGCCTGCTCGATCTGCTGCTGAGTCAGGATGACCTGGCGCCCCGCTCCATTCTCCAGCTCCTTGAAGAAGCTGTTGAGCGCCGCCCCGCTCTTGCCAAGCAGGGCCTGCTGCGCGGCCGCCTTACCAGCCCCATCGGCGTACTGGTTAAAAGCCTTCGCCAGGGCCAGGATCTGCTCGTCCGGGCTCAGCTCCTTGAACTCCTTGATGTTGAGCCCGATCGCCTCGAGCGCTGCCCCGACCGCCTTCCCCTCATCATCGACCCCGGTCAGGTTCTTGGCGAGCTTGTTCATGGCGTCGGCGACCGTGGACACCTCCACCCCGGCTACCTTGGCCGAGACCGCGAAGGACGCCAGCGATTCGGCGCTCGCCCCGGTCCGCTCCTCCAGGTCCTTGAACTCGGCCGCCCCCTTGATGAGCTGGTCGATCGCCACGGCCGACGCGATCGCCGCCGCCCCGATCGCTCCGATCGCTACGCCGGCACCCTTGGCCGCTGTGAGAATTCCCTCGTGCAGGTTGCGGGCGAACTCCTTGGCATCCTTCTCCGCCTTGGTTAGCCCGCGCGTGTACTCCGAGGCATCGAGCCCCAGGAGCGCAACCAGCTTGCCTACGGTCTCAGCCATTACCAGCCATCCTCTCCTGTCCCATCGGTACCGCACCCAGCCGGATGATCTTGGCTCCCCCGAACATCCCAGACATCGCCTGTGCCGCCCCGTCCGCCGTCACGTCCGCTGTCACCACCTTGGGTGTGATCAGCTCACGCAAGCGGGTATCGAAGACGTAATCGCCCAGCGTGCCGCTTCCCTGCAGCCGCGCCAGGTTGGCGAGCGCCAGCTCGATCCGCTGCTGGGGCAGGAAGTAGCGCCGGGCATAGGTTCCCCACTGACCAAGCTCACGCGCGGTCATGGTATGAAGCATCGCCTCGACGCTCGGGTGTCCCAGGGCGAGCGCCAGGTCCATGTGAAAGGCCTGGCGCTCGCTCAGTTTCCCGGGCTGGCTCCGCTCGCCGCGTTATAAAGCCGGGTGTAGTCGAGTGCCGTCGGGGCGGAGGCGCACAACATCTCGAACAAGCCACGCGCCTCGTCTTCCGACAACCGCCGGCCATCCTCATGGCAGAGCATCGCCACGATGGCCAGCGGAGTCGCCCGCGACTCGGTACCCTTCTCCTCGACTTGCTTGCGCAGCTCCCGGATGTGCTCGTCTTCGTCAGCCTTCAAGAGGCGCACATAGAGTGGCTCCTCGATCCCGTCCAGCTTCACCTCGACCGCTACCTTCAACCGGTCGTTCTTCGCCTGCCACGCCGCCTTCAGTTTTTGTGTGTCCACGGTGGCGTGCTCGGTTAGAAGACGTAGAGCGGACCGGAAAGCTTGATCGAGGCCGAGCCGCGCCAGACCGCCTGGCCAATCTGGCCGTTGAAGCTGGTCGCTTGCACCGTGCCGATCAGGATGATGGTGCCGCCGGAGTTCGGCAGCGTCACCTTGAGAGCCACCTTGTCTCCCGTCTCCTTCGCCGCCCGCAGCGCCACCTGCACCGCGGTGAGCGGAGCGAAGTTGAAGTCGAGGGTCGCCTCCCCTGTATCGGAGAGCCCCTGCTCGAACTCCTTGGCCGTGGAGCAGATGGTAGACACCTCCTCCTGGTCCGCACCACCGTCCTGCTGGTTCATCCCGGTAAGCTCGCACATCTGCGAGAACACCACCTCATCCACATTGCCACCCGACACCCAGGCCGAGCCGGCGGTGTTGTCCTCCCCGGCCAGCTGCGCGTCCGTGGTAGTGACGTTGCCGATCGGGTAGAGGTTGCCGTTAAACTGGGTGGCGCCTACCACGTTGTAGATCTTCGCCACGTCGCCCTGGACGAGGCCGTGCGCTTGCGGCGCAGTCGAGATGACCGCCGGATCGGAGAGCGCGATCGCCGTGATGGATGGACTCGGCGACACCCCGGCGTAGCCGGTGCCGATCTCGATGTTGGAACCGATGAACTTGTAGCGTTGACCTGAGGGCATGATGCTTTCCTTTCGGGGCTTACGAGGCTTGCGTTGTTTACGAAGGCGAACCGCCGCCTGTTGACGCAAAGAACGTGTATGTGAGGATGCCTCGATGCGTCTTCGTCTCGGCGTCCCAAACTTCGATGTATCCGTCACGCAAGCAAGGCGGTTCCACCACCATGAGTGCGTTGATCACCTCGTCGACCAGCGTCGACATCGCGCCGTAGGTCTTGGCGACGACATCGATCTGGACGGTTGTGTTGTCCGTGTCGCGCCCATCCGTCCCGCAGTGGGTCGCGTCATTTTGCGCGTTCACAAGTGTGTAGCGGATCGCCGGCCAGGTCGGCTCGTTGAGGACGGCCGTCGTCGTCCCAGGAGAGGCGATCGCCTCCTGCGGAAACCGCGACGGGTAGCAGTGGTCATTGACCAGTCCGCGCAGCGCCTCACGCACGACTCCGCCGATCACTTGGCCACCTTCTTCGCCTCGCGCGCGATCCCGCGCCCAAGCGCTTCCTTCATGACCGTGAGCGACTGGCTCGTCGTGTTGGCGATCGCCGGTCCCATGACCGGCTCCGCCGACATGTTGACCGTCCCATACTCGATGAAGATCGCATGAGGCGCGTTGAACTGCTTCTGCTTGGTCTTCTTCCTGGATCGGCGGTGCCGCGGTGTCACGATATGAGCCGCTGTGAGCGGCGCGATCTGCGACTTGGGCATCCGCTTCACGATGATCGACTGGAGCAAGCTCCCGGTCTCGATCGACGGGTTGCTGCGCACCTTGGCCTCCGCCGCCTTCTTGACGACCCGGGCCGCCGCACCCGAAGCTTGGTAGCAGATCTTAGGCGCGGTCGCGCCGAGGTGGCGCAGGGCCTCACCCAGCTCCTTCAACCCCTTGACCTCCACCCGGCTAGCCATCGCTCACCCCGCTCTTGCACATGACCTCGACCTCCCGCTGCGCCAGCTTCACATGTGCCACGCTGACGATGTTGAAGACCGAGCCCTGGTGAACCAGGCGGTGCTTGGGCGTCATGACCGCCGTCAACGCGCTATAGCGGCAGCGCACCCGGGTGTCCATGTCAGCCAGCACCTGGTCTCCCGCGAAGGTCGCCTCCCGCCCCCTCAGTGGTTCCACGCTGGCCCAAAAGGAGCCGA